CAGTAGAGTGTGTAAAAAAGGTATTTGATACAAATGTAGTAAGTATACGTGTTATTCCTAGATAAAAAATGAAAACATCACGACATAGAGTAGAGGCACAACAAACCTAGAGTTAGAATGTCAACAGGAGCATATTTGAGAATTGTAAGAGAGGATGAAGAGATGCCGGCAAAGCCATCTATCCTAGCCTTAGATACAGGATATGAGCCAGACAGATTTCAGAGATTTGCGATTGAGGCGATTGAGAGGGGAGACAATGTTTTAGTGACAGCGAAGACAGGCTCAGGGAAGACATTTGTGGGCGAGTATCAGATTGCGAAATCACTAGGGCGAGGAGGGAGAGTCTTTTACACAACGCCCATTAAGAGTCTAAGCAATCAGAAATTCCATGATCTGAAGAAGTTATTTCCTCAAGCAACTGTGGGGATTATGACAGGGGATATTAAGTTCTGTCCAGATGCTGATATTCTTGTGATGACAACAGAAATTCTAAGAAATCTACTGTTTAAGAAGGGAACAGTGACGGAGAAGGTGGGAGCAACAGCACTAATTTCACTAGACAGACTAGATGCTGTAGTCTTTGATGAGGTTCATTATATTAATGATATTGACAGGGGGCATGTCTGGGAGGAAACTCTAATGTTACTAGATCCATCCATCAAACTGATTTTGCTATCGGCTACACTAACGAAGCCAGAAATCTTTGCTGGATGGCTGGCAAATTCTAAGCAGAAGCCTCTATGGTTAATTACTACCCAGTGGCGAGCGGTACCATTAGAGCATTATGTAAGAGGGTATGATGGAAAACTCAGATGTATGTATGATAAGAGGGAACAATTTCAGAGCGAAGTCTATAGAGAATGGCTACATGAACGTAGTGCGGGACTTTTAGCACATGACAAGTATAAGGAGAAGGTGAAAGATGCGAGGAGACAGGGCATTGAAGGGCCTATATCAGGAAAGACGAGGCCGAAATCATTTGAGCATGAGTTAAATGAGTGTCTGAATGATTTACACACGAAGGGAGATTTACCAGCAATACTCTTCCAATTTTCCAGGAAGGGCTGTGAGAGGCTGGCAGGATTAACATCAGGAGATTTTATAGATTCTAGTGATGCTGCTGCAGTGAGACATATATGGGATTTTCATCTGAGTCGGTACAAGGAGAGTCTAGAGAAGTCCCCACAGATGCACAGTCTACGGGAGTTAGTTCAGAGAGGGATTGCGTATCATCACAGTGGACTTTTACCATTCTTAAAGGAGATCTTAGAGATTCTCTTTAGCAAGGGATATATCAAGGTCTTATATGCGACGGAGACGTTTGCTGTCGGGATTAATATGCCGACAAAGACGGTACTCTTTACAGCACTAGAGAAGTATACAGATGGATCTATACGCCCATTGACGACGGCCGAATATATACAGATGGCGGGACGTGCTGGGCGGCGTGGGAAGGATACGAGAGGGATAGTGATCTACCTTCCTCAGCGAGAGCCAATGGACTTACATGAGATTCGTCCACTTCTTTGTGGATCAGTGTGTTCTTTCTCTTCACGTTTACAGTTTCACTATGACTTTGTGTTAAAGCTTTTACTAAGCAAGAGAGCAGCATCAGAACTTGTTGAAGGCAGTTATTGGTGGGCTTTGGAGAAGGAGGCGGTGAAGGAGATGGAGAAGGAGAGGAAACTTTTGGAACACCAAAAACAGGAAACTCTTTTAACTCAGGATCAAAAGAAGGATTTTGAGGATCTTGAAGAGATTGTTGAGAGGACTTCTTCTCAAAAACAGAATGTAAGAAAGAAGGCAATACGGGAACTAGAGAATTGGAAGGAGGAGCATGATTCTGCTGAGTGGAAGATTGCTCTGAAGAAGTACGAGAAGAGCAAGGAGTTAGAAAGAGAAATCCAGGAATTGGAGAGATGCGTTGAGAGACGCAGCAGATTGGAGGTCCCGATGGTCCATGAGCGCATTCAGGTTCTCGTGGAATACGGATACGTAACACAGGAGGGCCCCTATTGGGAATTAACAGAGAGGGGTAAACTTGGTTCGGAGATTCATGAGGGACATCCATTTCTAATGACTGAATTCTTCTTACGAGTAAAAGATAACAGCGCTATAAGCCAGGAGGAGATTTTAGGAATTCTATCCCTCTTTGCCGGGGAAGATCAGCGATCTGAGAATGAAAACAACAAACCAGTAGATGAACTTCATGTGAGTAGAGAAGTAAGAGAGGAGTTAAAACAAATCTATGACGATATGAAACACTTCACGGAGAAAGAAAGATGGGACGATCCTAAGTACTGGAATCTGAGCACGGAATGTGTAGAACTAACAATGGAATGGCTAGAGAATACAGAGCATACGATTGGGAGTCTAGCAGCAAAATATGGAATGTTTGAGGGGAATGTACAGAAGATTCTTCTCAAACTTTCAGGATTAGTAGAGGAGTTAGAAGCACTGGGAGTCTTGAGTGGTGCTGTAGGATTTCTTAAGAAGATGGAAGGAACTCGTGAAAAACTTCTAAGAGGAATTGTGATTGCCGAGAGTCTATATCTACGTCTTTAGCACAGAAAAGATCAAAGTTACACCAAATTTTTTATTGTGTTTTAATAAAAGCAGCAGCCGCTGCAATAAGAGACCCGCCAAGGACAGACAAACTAGAGGGAATTTCATCAACAAAGAGATATCCCCAGATAAAAGAAGCAATTACACCAACAAACGAGAGAAGACTAAATACAACAGTAGATAATCTTGGAATAGCATAGAAACGTAGACAGTATCCAACAAACCCAACAATACTATTAAAAAGGATCATAGGAGTCCAAGTGGATAGACGGAAGTCAATAGGAGATTTCATAAAAAAGAGGATACCAAGTAGGAGGGGGAGAGCAGCAGGATACAATTCTAGAATAGCATAGAAAGGGTCAGGTTGTTTGGCGGTACGTACAGCAAAATACATGGCTGATTCAGTGAGAGCAGCAAGAATACCAGTTGAAATTCCTTTCCAGCTTACAGATTCATTCAGATTGTCTTGAGTATTTTTATGAGCAAACGATACAAGTATAGCACCTAGAAAAGCGACAGCGACTAAAAGGAGTTCTTTGAGACCAAACGATTCTTGAAAGAAGAGGGCAGCACCAAGAATATTAAAAACAGGATATGTGTAAAAGAGGGACATAGAGATACCAGTTGGGAGAGAGCTGAACGCGAAATAGCTAGAAGCAATATGTAAGAGGGTAATAGAACCTAGACCAAAGGTTCGTAGCAAGCCAGAAGCATTACCCCAAGTTTGTTGGATATCGGAGGGAGAAGCAAAAAGGAATCCTAGAACGGAGTAGGTGAGGAGACGAGAGACAAGTTGAGTACCGAGGTTTGTAGGAACTGATTTAATAAGAATAGGATAGAGTGCCAAAGCAGCTTCTGATAAAAGTACAATGCTAGAAAGTAGCATTACTAATTAAACGAAATGTTCTAAAACATCAGGACGTATCCATACAACAAACAGGACAAATGTAAGAAGACTAGAATACACAAAAAGGGCTTTTGCGCGAGATCGGCCAATAATAGAATGGAGAAGAGTATCTAACAGGCCCCACAGAGCAATCCACCAGAGGACAATAACAAGAGAAAGAAATAGAATATGCATACTCTAATGAGAAGAAGGAATAGAGGAGAAAACGATTCTTTCTTTCCAATTCACTTGAGAGCGATCATGGTACCAAGTAATAGACACTTGTGATCCAACAGGAGGGGGTTCATTTAGACAGCAAACTTTAATAATCCGTTTCCAGATGGGAACATAGACACGATATTTAGAATTGGGTTTGAGGGGAGAAATAACAACCCCTTTTACACTAGTATCAGAGAGCAGAGAAATAGAGGTTCCAAAGAAGAGATCACGTTGAAATGCTTTTGCTTGTTTTTCTCTTTGATTGAGATAACTAATCATAGAAGAATCTGGATTAGATTGTGTAGAAATGCCAAATAGGATTTTTTTCAGAATCCGTTGATTTACAAGATCAACATATCTACGAATAGGACTGGATGCGTAAGCATATGAATGAGTTTGTAGAGAAACATGGTGAGTATTGGAGTCAGAAGCAAGACAATATTCAGCAGATTCATAACATAGTAATTCTAGCTCAGGATATTCGCCGATGAAGGGGTGTAGTTGGGCTACTTTTTCTTGAATACTCCCATTTTGTCTTCTTAGAATACCTGTAGAGTGTTCTTTAAGAATTTTTCCAGCATGTGTGTTATAGAGAATCATAAGACTTTGAATCCAAGTATGGGAATCGGCAGGATTTGCTCCCAGATCCATACAGATATCATTGAGTTCATCAAGATCTTCCAGTGCTTGATCATAGGTATAGGAGCCTTTACATTGAATCGCGGAGAGATGCCAAGAGAAATCAAAGAGGCCCTGGCCACGAACCCACGTGAAAGAAAGACTGAGGGCTGGTTTTTTCTTCGTATCAGGATAGAGAGATGCTTTTGTTTCAGAGATAGATGTATGGAACATGGGTGAGATAGCATGACCATTTGGAGTATAGAAAGAAGTAGCACGGAGATAAGCATCAGTATCAGGAGTAGACCCTTCAGGAATCCAAGCAGCAACATCAGCAATATGAATCCAAACACGATAGGAAGAGTCAGAAAGTTTTAGAAGAGTAACAGCATCATCAACATCTTTACAATTATCGGGATCTACATGAAAGGTAAAGGAATTCGGAGGCATTTCGGTATACGTAGAGAGATCAGGAGGGGGAAATTCAACAGGATCATATTTTCGTAGTTCTTTCGTATTATTGAAAGCATAGGTGTAAAGCAGAACTTGTTTTTCAGATTCAGAAGTAATAGGGCCAAACATTTGAATGAGATTCGCGCGAGGTAGAGAATGAGATGCTGTATCATTAGATTCAACGGGTTCCACAACAGCATGAACATTGTAGAATATACTTTTCATCTGACACCCAACGGCAAAGGGACCTAGATGTTTAGAGTAGGGAACAAAGCGAAAGAGGGGAACCCCACGACTGGTAAGGCCATACCGAACTTTGCTAGAAAGTTCAAGAGTACCAGCAATCCAACGAACCATTTATTCTATAAAGGATAGCATGCTCTAAATGAGCATACCAGGGTTCACTTTTTATGAAGCTCTGCTTGATAAAAAGAGTTGCGCTATGTTCAGATAGCGCTTACACTTTTTATGAACCAGAGGCTAAAAAAAAATGAAATCGGCCAAGGGAGGGAAGGAAAGGTACACACAAAATGGTATTTGATTACATCAGAACAGAGAATGGAGACTATCAATGCCCTCATTGTGACTATGTAAAAAAGAATCAATCCACGGTTCATATGCATATACGAGCAAAGCATGGAGGAAGTTTCAAGCATAAATGTGAGCATTGTGAATATGAGACGACGACGAAGCAGAATCTAGAGAATCATCTACAATCAAAGCATGCTACAGAAACGACTAAAGTAGAGAAGAATTTCAAATGTACTGATTGTAAATTTGAGACGCGTACAAAAGCAGGACTTCGCAGTCATTATATGCTGAAGCATCTAACGACTGAGATGAATGAGATGCTTGGAAAAAAAGAATCTGGAGGGCATCAGTGTACGATTTGTGGAGAAGAATTTAAATCCAAGCCGGCGTTTGTGTATCATTCACCAAAGTGTCTAGATAATGATGTAAAAGAGAATCTGAAAGAGAAAGTCAAAGAGATTCTTGGATTCTGTTAAAGGCATCCAACAGAATACTTAGATTCAACATGAACCTTAAGAGACTGATTAGATGTTTTTGATTTTAATAGGGCAGGAGTAGACTTATGAGGGCAGGAATAGTCAATTGTCGGTCCAAAAAACCCAGAAGGATAAAAATGTACATCATAGGAAGGATTATGTTTAATAAATTCTATACAAGAATCAATGCAATCAGGATCTAATCTATAGACTTTTCCACCTGTGGGAGGAATGGAAGTAGGATATTGAATAAAGCCATCAACAACAGAAAAGATTCTAGGAGGGAGAGAGACAAAGGCATATGCTGTATATTTCTGAGGTTTAGAGGGGAGATCTTTAGAATCTAGACGTTTTTGTTTTTCGTGGATAAGTTTTTCATACAAGTGAGTAAGAGAAACTTCTTGCTCAGCTGTAGTAGAGAATTCCATTCTATCCATTATTCTGAAGTTTGTTTAGAACGAAGCATTCTATCTTTATCATTCATAGATTGAACTTCCATTATAATACTATACATATGATATCCCAAAGCAGCAAACCCTGTCATTGCTAAGATTTCATAGGCCCACCGAGGAGTATCATAGGCTTGAGACCCAATATAGATCATGAGAGGGCCAACAAGGAGAACATGTAAGATATTCACCCAAACTGAGGGGGCATGTGCTTTCCATTTTACGATGACTTTGAAGGTGTGATAGAGGAGAACTACAATGCCGAGGCCTAGAAGGGCCTGGTAGACCCAAGAGACAATTTGCCCACGGATGAAAGCAACATAGAGAAAGAGGGGAACTATTACAAAAATATGAAAAATGGATATAGAAATATGACCGTTAGACATTTATTCTACTTAGAAGGAAAATGTTTTTGGAGCATACTTTGAGCATGTTGTAGAGCGCCTTCCATCCAGGCTTGATTGAGACTAAAACTTTCCCCACACATATAGAGATTTGGATGAGAGGTAGAAAGAGGATTCATAAGCTCTTCTGAGAGTTCAGAAGGAGAATACGATCCAGGAGTCCAGTAGGTACACCCATCATACCATGGATGGGCTTTGAAAAAGAGGGGATCTGGAATAGAGAGGGAAGGAAAGAGGGAACGAATTTCTTTCATAATGAAGGATTCAAGTTTAGAGGGACCATCTTTTGAATCAAGAATAGACATTAAGTATTTAGCATCTTTTCCATCCGTATAAGAAATCATAATAACCCCAGATGTAGGATTGATGGGAATGATGAAGCGGAGAGGAGAATCTGTAGACAGTTTGGGGAGATCAGCAAACCAAGCTTTAGGGGAAGTAGGAAAAATGGCATAGACACGGAGGAGAGGTTCCATGGTAAGAAATCTGAGAGAGGAAATCTGAGAAAGAGGGGATATAGATTTGAGGGCAGAGGAGTGTAGAGCAAGAATACATTTCTGGAAGGAAATTTCTTTTTGGTAAGACTTTTTACTTTTGTGCTGGTTATCAGATTTTACAGTAAACGTAGCAGAGGAAGGAGAAACAGACGTACAAGTATGGTGAAGGAAGAATTGGACATTTCTTTTTTTGAGAGTATTTGTCATACGTTTGATGAGAGTTCCAAGGCCTTCTTTTACAAGAAAGAAAGAACCAGAAGAAGAAAATTCATGTTGTAGGGATTGGAGAGCAAGATCAGCACGAAGAGTATAGAGTTCAGAGACATAGGGGAAGTGCTTTAGAAATGCAGTAGAGAGATGAAGTTTCTGTAGAATTTGGGCGAGAGTTAGAGATTGAAGGATGGAGGGATGGAGACGAGAGACAGAAGCAAGAATAGAGGTAGAAAAGGATTTCCAGGTATCATAAGATATAGTTTTAGATGTAGAGTTTAGAAAAGCGTTCGTATCAGAGAGAGGGAATAGAGTAAGAGTATAGTCTTTTATATAGTCTAAAACCATAGAATGGGAAGAGTGAATGCGACCAGCGCCATTTTCCCAGGAGATAGAGGGAAAGTCTTTGGGAGAATAGGAAACAACACGACCGCCTATGTATCCATAGGATTCACAGATGGCAATGGAGAGATTTTTTTGTGTAGAGAGATGCAGGGCACAATGGAGACCAGCGAGGCCTGCACCAACGATAAGAATATCAAAAGACATCCTCTATTACTTAGATTTAAGATTTAAAAGAATCCAAGAGCAAATTTTTGCCGTTTCAGAGGATTGTAGAGGTCCAACAACAGTAGACCGTTTTTCACCAGGAGTTAGAAGAAGAATAGAGGGGATACTTTTAATATTACAGAATCCAGGAGTATATTTATTGCTATCAATATCACAAGAATAGACAGGTAAATTAGGAAATTCTTCAAGAATAAAATCCCAATTAATTTTCTGACAGGGGCCACACCAGGAGGCAGAGAAGGCAATGAGAACAGGATGAGCAAGAGGAGATTCGGGAACTAGAAGGGATTCAAACAGCTGATGCTTTTGGAGGGGAATCATCTTTTCCAAAGCTGAGGCGGAGGGCATCTGTAGCAGATCTACCAAAGTGTAGAACGAAACCCCCTAATAAAAGCGCAATGGTTGAACCAGCGATAGCATAATCAGAGAAAGAAGGAGAGGAACTTTCTAGTCTTCTACCACCAGATTGAACAGAGGCAGCCATGGAAGCAGCTTGAGCTAGAGAGGAAGCAGCAGCAGCAGGAACTTGAGTTGCTAGAGAACCAATTTGTCCAGCAGTTTTGATGGACGTTTGAGCAACGTCAAGAGCAGTATCCACAACTTGTTCTTTTACAACTTTCCCAATTTTAAGAGCAGATTCAATGGAAGCAACAAGTTCAGGGGGTAAGAAGCGACCAAAGACAAGTAGACCAGAGCTTAGAATAGATTTCAGGAGTCTAATAAGAAATCCATCATCTTGACAATCTACGGGATTAACTTCTTTACCTGTGAGATTTTTAGAGAATCCAGATTCGGCAAAGCCAAGGGCAGAGAAGGGAAATGATCTGTGAATACCAGAATAGAGGAGTTGAGCAGGTTTGAGGAAAAGATAGAAATATTCAGAAACGATACTTATAATATTAAATACAATACCAAAAGGATTTGTAGCATTAAACAGAGAAAGAAGGGCATTATTGGTATCACCAGCAATAATGCGAGCAAGAGGCAGGATAGGAAGAAAGAGGGCATAGAGTAAGAAATAGATGGGATTGGGTGGACCATCGCCAGCTTCAGACCTTTGCCCACCAGATTGAACAGAAGGATCAGAATCAGAAAGGAACATACCTTGAGCGATGCCGGCAGGGCCAAAGGGGGTAGAGAGACCATATGTATTTAATTCTTTGACAGATCCAGACAATTGAATAATATCATAAAAATACCAATAGCCAAGAGTCAAAAGGTTCCCAAAAATAAAGAGTAGACCAGTTTGAGGAGAGCGAAGATAGAAATGATGGATACCAAAGACACCAAAGAGGATAGCAACCCAAAGAACAGTAGATTGAGAGTATTGGGGTGTTTTCCAAAACTCTATTCTGGATTGACTGACGGCAGGAAATTCCCACACCATTCTAACCTAAGGAACTCAATAAAGTGGAAGATGAATGAACCTAGATAACTTAGACTCTAAAGAGAAGACCACCAAAGCCATCAACAATACGGAGAACATTATGATTGAGGCCATAGACACGACAATTAGCATGACCACGAGCGGGAGAGACAGTAGGATTCATTTCCAGTTGGAGGACAATATTTTGGATGGGGCTAGCATTCATAGAGCCACTAGGTTGAGTATCTTCAGGGCGGAAACAGAAAGAATAAGAATAGACAAAATCATCAATAGGGATGACAGTATGGAATTGATAGGGCTGTACAAGACGGAAATAGTCAGCATTACGAATATCAAAGCGATCAAACCCTTCTAACTTGAGGAGGGCAGTATTGATAAGATTTTGATAAGAGTTCCCAGAACCAGTGGAAGATTCTCCAATGCTTAAATTTGTATAATTGAACCATTGATGAGAGTTTACAGCAGCATCTCTCTGTACAATCCAATAGAGTTCACGTAGAGGATGATTAAATTCAAGAGGAATTTGGACAGTAGAAGCTCTAGGATCAATAGAGATAGAAGGAGTGTATTGAACTTGTTCAATAAGATATTCATGTTGATTAGCAACAAAGCGTCTTCTTTCTTCAACATCAAGATGAACATAATCGCCATACATGTTAAAGGACGTAATATTAGCAGCAACGGCACTAATATCACAAGGAGTGGTGGTAGGGCTATCAACAACAAACATTTGTTGGAGGGGTCTTAGAGTGATATTGAGACGAATGGGATGATATTGGAGCGCGAGGAGGGGGAGATAGAGGCCAGGATTTTTACAGAACCAGAAGCGAAGAGGGATATAGAGAGTGAGAGGGCCATACAGATTTACGCTAGAACTGGGAGCATTTCCTTGAGAGGTTCCAGTTGTTTTCCCAATCATATTATTCCATCCTTGACGTTTATCTTCAGTGACAGTATAATTAGACCACATTTCCAGCCATTCCCCAGTTTGTTTATCAATTTCCTGTTCGCCAATTTCAAGACTTAATTCTTGAATGAGAGCATGTCCAACGGAATTTGTGTAAGAAAGAGGATTGCCTTGAGTATCAAAAAGAGCCGGAAGTTGGACTTCAAGAATAAGAGGACCAAGTAAATCACCTTTACGGGGTAGAAGACAAGTAATCTTTCTCCCGAAATCAGCTTGATTATCAAATTGAATAACTTGAGATTCTATACTAAAATTGGTATACCTTCTATAGACCATTTTGAACCAAGTAACTTGAGGATTCCCAGTTAGAAAAACATCTTGTTTCCCCTGGGCAATTAATTGTAAAAGACCACCACCCTGAGTCATCTGTTTGTGAGAGGGGAATTGTTGTCAAGATAGAATCGCAACGGTTAACAGAATGTCAGATACAATAGTATTAAAAAAGATATATGCTTTAGATTCCAACACAGGATTATTTTTGAGTAGTAACAAGACATTAGTAACGGATGGAAAGGGGGGAGCAATATGGACAGATATATATTCAACATTGACGCAGGTGGGAGGACAAATTATAGGATATTTACCTTCAACAATAAGTACATTTTCCACGAGCTTGTATTTACAATCCAATACCATAATAGAATTACAGATAGGATTAAGTACAAATTATCCAACCTCTTTAACACCTGTTCAATTAACAAGCAGTTTAATAGGCCTTGGATCCTTTGGATATGTCAGCACAGCAGGACTCACGAGTAGTATAGAAGGATTAGGAGAATCAGGATATGTAAGCAGTGCCACATTATCAAATACAGTAGATACTTTAGGAACGAGAGGATATGTAAGTTCACTGAGTTTACAGAGTACAGTAGCAGGATTAGGAACCATAGGATATGTAAGCTCTTTGAGTTTAAGAAGTACAGTAGCAGGTTTAGGTTCTGTATTATATATAAGTACATCTCAATTAACAAGTACAGTCACAGGATTAGCATCATTAACCTATTTGAGTACAGCACATTTAGAGAGTACAGTTGCGGGATTATCAAAATCAGGATATATAAGTACAAGTCAAATCACGAGTACAGTAAGAGGATTAGGAACAACAGGATATATAAGCACAGGATCTCTTACAAGTACAGTTACAGGAATACAAAGTACATTAATGAATGTAAGATTTGATAATGTAGGAAATGTGAATGTGACAAACTCTATTATAACATTTAGCAATATAAGTACATTATTATATACATCAACAGTGTATGGAAGTAGTTTTACATTTACAGCATCTAATGGGCCAATGTTGGCAAATGTAATGAATACGAATGATTTATACTTTTCAACAGCCTCAATGGATTTATCAGTGTTTAGTAATTATATTCAAAGGAGTACAAGTGTACTATTAGACATCTTTCCAACCTATACATTTACAAAAATAGGAACGGGTATGGGAGGAGTGAGTGTAATACCTTTATCAACAATGTTACAAGTAGGAAACACACTCTTATCAAATACAACAACGACAAATTTCGTAGTAGCAAACCAGTGTAAGATAGTATTAGATAGTAATACTTTTATAGACAGTAGCAATGTATATCAACAGCCTATCCGAATGACAATACCAAAAGAAACAATAGTGACATTTGATTCACCTTATGCTCTAGTACATAGAATGCCAGGAGCTTTATTAAGCAATCTAAATCAAAATGGATTAAATGATAGAAATGTGAGTGTATTTTTTGATGTAAAGAAGAGTATACAAATAACGATACAAAATATTCCAGGGCAATAGTTTTTTTACAATATCTAACAACAGAGAAATGGGATCAAGACGTACATATGATACGGAAATGATAACCCTAAGGCAAATTTTCGCCTATAATTCTAACAACTCAGTAATACCAGCATTACGAGTCTTGACAACCGATGGGAAGGGAGGAACACTTTGGGCAACTCCATCAAGTGTGGGAGGAATCCCAGCCTTTAATGAAGTGATAGCAAATGGAACATCAATACTGGCAGACGAACCCTTTAACAGATTATATTTATCAACGAGCGATGGGTTGGGAATGATACGAAATCCAGCAACGAATGAAATACGATTTTATAACAAAGGATTTACAGAGTTTAATGTTGTAGGGGGGAATAAATTAGTAGGATATTCAAATAATACAGTTACTCCGGTAGTGAAATTTGAAGGAAGAGGGGGAGTAAGAGTGAGTGCTGATCCTTTAACGAATACAATGTTTATACAAGGAGTTCCTACAGCAATAAGTACAGCTGCTTATGCTTTTGGACAAATAAATGTTATATCCAATGCCAGCACTTTAACGCCAAATGCTATAGGAAATTCAAATAATGCCTATTTGACAGCTACATCTCCAAGTTCTTTAGTAAGTATACTTGGATTAGGAGATATAAAATTATACACAAATACAACAAGTAATGCCTATTTTATAGGTATATCAACATTTAATAGTGCTGACTATTTACAATTAAGTAGTATAGCCTTTAATGGATATGCTTCTACATTGAGCACTGTAAGTAGCTTATTTTATGATATACCAAAAACAGGAGTTGCCACAAGTTCATTGAAAAATTTAATAAGCAATATAAGCACAGGAATAGATAGTAATTTTAAATATTTTGAGACTTATTTTGTAACAAATTATACATCTTTGAATTATTTTGGATTAAATTCAACATCTGTAGGAAATACTCTAAGTAATATACAGGCTGATATAAACTATCTATATATCCAGCAAGGGGTTATAGATGTAGTAAATATACAACAGACAAGTACAGCAACAGGAACAAACACTACGACATTGTCATCATTCAATGATTCTTTTAGTACAAACTTAATTAAAGCAACAACTATAGGAGTAAATTGTAATTCTCCACAATACACGGTTGATATAAATGGCTCATTAAATGCTACTAATATAATTGGATATCCAACACAAATCCAATTAAATTCTACTGTAACAGGATTAGGAACTTCTGGATATATATCATCGCCCCAACTTCTTTCAACGGTAGGAGGATTAGGAACATATGGCTATATATCAACATTGAGTTTAGAGTCAACAGTAATAGGATTAGGAACAACAGGATATATATCAACACAGAGTTTAGTCTCTACAGTAATAGGATTAGGAAGTTCTGATTATTTATCAAGTATACAGTTAGTTTCTACAGTACAAGGCTTAGGAAGTATTGGCTATGTATCCACTTTAACATTAGAAAAAACAGTTTACAATTTAGGTCAAGTAGGATATGTATCCACACTAACATTAGAGTCAACTCTAAGTGGATTAGCAAACATAGGATATATATCCACAACACAGATAGACTCTACAATACAAGGATTAGGGACATATGCTTATGTATCTACAGCAAGTTTAGAATCTACAATCATAGGATTAGGAACTTCTAGATATATATCCACAGCAAGTTTAGAATCTACAGTGATAGGATTAGGAACTTCTAGATATATATCCACAGCAAGTTTAGAATCTACAGTGATAGGATTAGGAAGTTCTAGGTATATATCCACAGCAAGTTTAGAATCTACTCTAGAAGGATTAGGAACATTTAGATACATATCCACAGCAAGTTTAGAATCTACACTGACGGGCTTGGGAACATTTGGATATATATCAACAGCAAGTCTAACATCAACTGTAACAGGACTAGGACCAATTATAAATTTTTTCTCAACCATTCCTCAATTACCTACAAACTTAAATTTAGGAGCATTAGCAGGTTGTAATGTAATAGTATCGTCAGTAGAATTTACAATAGATTCAATGTCAAGTATGATACAAGAAGGAGCAACAGGATATATACGTGTGAGTCCAAATTTTTCATTTGATTTTGGAGATAGTAATTTCCCACAATATGCTAAAGTTGTAAATACATATATAGTAGTAAATAGTAACATAATATCAAATACAAGGTTTTACAGATCATGGGCACATACACCAGCAACAGTAGGAATATATACAGATACGATACAAATAGAGATAGATAATAGTAATATGATGTCTAATATAACATCCACATTTACAATATGCCACGATTTTTCATCCTTATATTCTGCATCAAACAATAACTTTTATCAAACACCAAATGGATGCTCAATCCATTTCTGTTCACCAAGATAAATATGTAGAACTAACGGCATTCTTGTTCCGCCTAGTGCTTAATTTAAGATCTTCCATGAGATAATCCCGCTCCTATGGACGGGATTATTAATTGGGAAGGCTTAAATTATCGCTCTAGGTAGAATTTCCTCATGTTCTTAGAATAAGAACATGTCGGTTAAGTAATTTTACTACTAAACAATAGATGCCTTCTTCAAGGAATACAATAGACACAGATATTTTAAGAATACGAGAGGTATTTGCTTTTAATCCAAACACACAAGATTTTATACAACCCTACCAACTCCCGATGATATCACAGAATGGTCGTCTACGATGGTGGAGCACATTAGAATTACTAAGTTCTATAAGTGTACCTGCAGTAAGTTGTTCTGTATTAGATATTTTACAGACAGTACAACCAGGAATAAGTACTATTTCAACAGTATTAGTATCAACCTTTACACATTTTTTGAATAGTACAGCGGTTGGGTTAGGAAGTATGGGAGGATCCAATGATACGAATGGCCAACAATATTTCACAGGAAATGGATATATAAGTACAAGTAGATTATTTGATGAATTAAAAAAATTATCTGGAACATGGTCTTATATAAGTAGTACAACACTCTATGATGTAATCAATAGATTAGGTCATCTTAAATTTATAGGTGATGATTTGGGACCCATGTCATTTATAGGAAGTAATTATGAAGAGAATGTTGGATATGTAAGTACAGCTCATTGTGGAGAATATAGAATTTATAGATCAACAGTATCTAAATTGGGGCCAAATTTAATAGAAGTAAGTGGGTCAAATAACCAAGAACTCCAGAGTGTTTCTATTGATGTAAGAGGATATCAAACTCATTTAGTATCTACAAGTAAATTAATCTTAGATGTGGATGTAAATATGTCAGCTGAATACAAAAATGGGCTACGAACATCAGCAACATTTAGTAATTTCTTGAAGCATTCAGACACACAACAAATCATAGGTACACAAGTAATATTTGATTTAGAACCTTCTCAAAGTACATTAAATATAGGAAGATTATCGTTTATGGTGAAAAAAGAGGATTTAATACCATGGCCAACACAAATAAATGTAAGACACGTTCAAAGTAATTCGTTAAATGATTCTATAACACTTCGAACAAATGTTCCATCCAAGGGAGGCATAATGGCAGTTATGGATAATTTAGATTGATTTATTTCATTTGCTTTTCTTGTTTGAGAGCCCAATCAGGGAGAGAAAAGCCAGTTTGATCTTGGATGGTATCTAGCATAGGAATGATAGATTTCCCAAGACTTTGGATAGGATTCATGGCAGTATTCGGATCATGAGTCCAGACAGTAATTTTAGGATTGAGATCTTTGATGGCTTTCGCATTAGATTCAGCAAGTTTCTCATACAGGCCTTTCTCAAGCATGGTGTAAGAGATGAGAGCACGAGCATCCCCATTGAACGCATTCACGAGTTGTTTGAGGCCTTGTGCTTGGGCAGTATAGAACGCGGTGAGGCCTTCAGCTTCTTTTAGTTTATAATAGAGATCACCTTCAGCATTTTTTTCTTGTTTATAGAGGGCAGCATCAGCGAGGAGTTTCTGGCTTTCAGCAGAAATTTTAGATTTGGTAAGTTCAGCACCACGTTGTTGTTCCAGAATCATTTCTTGGCGTTGAATTTCTAGATCTTTCTGTAGTTTCATATTGATAATTTCAGCATCTTGAGTAGCTTTAATTTTCGCTTGTTCAATGATGAAATTCTGTTCAGCTTTTGTCTTTTCCATTTCAGCAGTAGATTTTAGAATTTCTTGATTTCTAGCATTTTCTACAAGAACAGTTTCAGCTTCTACCACAGAGATTCGTTGACGAGTTTCAGCATCACGTTCTTTAGCACCAATAGTTCCCTTTTTATTCTGTTCAGCAACTTCTACTTTTGCTTTATTTTCGGCCTCTGCTTTAATTTTCTGAGAAAGAGAGCGGAAATAATTGCTTGATTCAGAATCTTTGAGTTCTTCAATATTGGCATTATAAATTTCTAGGCCATATTGATTGAGTTGATTCTGTACATGGTGAACAATTTCATTCTTAAAAGCAGATCGTCCAGTAAAGATATCTTCAATGGGAAGATTCGCAGAAAGAGTACGAGTTTCTCCTTCAATAATCCCTCTTACTAGAGCATCAGTATCTTCCGTTTGTTGAGCAAGAAGGAAACGAGAATAGTTTCGTAGAGCATCTTCATTATTCTTAGGGCCAATAGTAAAGACAGCAGGGAAATGGAATTCCATTTTCTCACGACTCATAGCATTCACGGCGAATTTGAAGCTTTTAGGAGTCATATCAATCCGTTGAATATTCTGGAAAGGCCATTGAACGAATTGTTTCCCAATATCCATCTCTAAAACATTGAGACCTGTACGAACAAGCCATTCATTTGATTTAGAGGTCTTATAACGAGAGGCTACAAAATACAGAAGCCCTCCTGCAGCAGCACCACTAATACCATAGAAGAGAGCCTTATGAAGAATATCCTTGGATTTCTCTTTCTCAGTTGCCATTTTTGTTTCTATATACGTGATACTGGAAGGCGCAAATCAATTTTTTGCTGTTGTCTATATAGAATGCCGTTTATTAATAAAAAGCAGGCATTTGAATTATTGGAGGATATGATGACTGGAAAATGTGTAAAAGGCTGTAGAAGAGTGTGGTTACGAAACATAGGATATGCATTACAAACAGAGACAAACCCACTCAAACTTACAAAAGCAGAACATAAGAAAATGACAGCAAAAGTTGCCGAAGTAAAGGATAGAAAGAAGCGTACAGTGACAAGAAAGATAGATAAAAAGTATTTAACACGTGATTCACCGCCATATCCGGCCAATGAGCATTGTGGAGAGAGTAAAAAGGGGAATGATGGCAAGATGTATGAGTCAGTTCCAGATAAAAATAAGATTTGTAGATGGAAATTAAAATAATTTTGTCAAAGCCAATGGGGAGGATGGCGATTTGTATAGGAATCTGTAATCCCTCTATCTTTTTTAGAACCTGAATAAAAGGCACGATACGATTGAATAGGATCGTTTCTTTTATATTCTTCTGGCATAGCGAGAGCAAAATGGGTTAGAGGGGTTTTTGGAAGAGGAGGAGGATTCTGATAGAGCCAAAGGGCATGGCATTCACAGCTATGAGCAAACGAGGATGGCCAGCGACGATGAAATTCTTTAGAAAGTTCTAGAGCCAGAGTACAAAGCCACATATAGTTAGAGAGGGATTGTCTAACCCATTTGGTACAAGGATGTTGAACATGAACAGGGCGATAGCCGCGTTGAGTAGGATTCTTATTTTGGAAGGGAGCATTCTTTACACGGAGTAAAGGAGGGGTGGGAAGAGTTTTCTGGACTTTAGATAGAGCAAGGGGGCTACGACAAGAAAGCAAAACGGAATAACAAAGAACCCAGTGTGTTGTATAGAGCATCTGAACAGATTCTAGGAGCATCTTGATAACATGCTTATCAGCATGATATCTAGCTGCTTTTCTAGGATTCCAATGCAGAACAAAGATATTCATCGTATTTGGGGGGAAGGAACTAGAAATAAAAAGTAAACTTCAAATTTTTGTCTAACGTCTACCCTTTTCCATTTCTGGAGTAAAAAGGTTAAACAGAAGAATCCACTACAAAGAAGAATATGCTAGCGCATCATCCTATAACAGGAAAAGAGATACGAATTCTACAGTCAGATGCTTCTTTAACAAAGGATAGAAAGACACTCTTTTACATAGACTCTGAGGAGAAAAAGAGAAGCAAGGAAGCAATTGTGTGGGATACAATTTCAGACAGTGTAAAAGGAGTTCACTTTCGTATTCTCTTAGAAGGAGTATCTGTAGAAGAGTTAACAAGAATAAGTACAGAATGTAAATTGCTTTTACTACCAAAAGCAGTTATAGATACGATAGGAATAGAGAAATTCAGAGACTCCAAAGTCCAGAATGTAATTTGTTTAGAGGAGATGAAAGAGATGTATCCACACTTAGGAGGAGAATGGGATGGTACCGTAGAAGATGCTGTATATTTACTAGCAGCACTTCTAAGATATAGATATGTTTGTGGAGTGAAAGGGGATAGGAGGAGAGATGTGGAGAAGGCAGAGGAAACACCAATGAAACTCTGGTGGATAACACAGATGTACAAGCCGGCCAAAGGAAAACGGCGTAGAGAAATAGAAACATCTTTTCAGAAGAATAAAGACAGTATTCTTATAGACAAATATCTTTTACTGAATGAAGAAAAACTAGAATATAAGGGTGAAAGAGTAGAAGAAAGAGTAATAGGGCATAGAATTACATACAGAGATGTATTGAAAGTGGCAGAGGAATGCCCAGAGGATGTATTTTTAGCATTTGCGAATGCCGATATAGCTATTGATGATCCTACATGGAAGAATTTATGGGCAGTATCCTTAGAGAATGTATTTTTAGCACTATTACGATATGATGTTCCAGAGGATGGAAATATCGTAGAGTCTAAACTATTTGGACCGAGGGCAGATAGTCAAGACACATGGGTAGTGAGAGCAAAAGATATCAAAGAGAGATACAAGAAGGAAGGAGAGAAAGTGTATGGAGGCACAGAGATTCCATTTGGAAAGGCTGGTTGTGATAATGCTATAGCGCTACAAATGTTGCGTAAGAAATTTTTAGTCGTAAATCCAGCATTAAGTCTAAAAACGTATCATTATCACACGAGTGGAGTAAGAGGGTACAATCCAGAGGATGTTGTAGATCAGAGTGTATATATGTATATACACTCTACAGGGTTTCATGATATGAAACCAAAACTAAAATTCAATGGAGATGAGATAGTAAAGGGAACTGGAGTAGCAAGAAGTATAGTTAGAAGAGTAAGAGGAGATGATGGGAAGGGATGGATAGATAGAATGAACAAGACATTAGAAACAGGAGAGAAGGGATGGATCCATGGAGGAGAGAATACTGTAACCCCAGTAGGAGAGCCGATAGTGGAAGTAAAGAATTGTTTTTCTACAAACAACGGATTAGTCTTTACAAACAAAGAGTTATATATAGGTCCTGGAGTAAAAGCACAGAAAGAGTGGAGTAAACAGGAGATCCATGGATTATCTCCAACAGTATCCGCGGATGAACTTCTTATAGCTCCATGGCCTGAAGGATGTGAAGAAAGAAGGGAAGCATTTATGTTAAAATATATAAGTAAAATTCTAAGAATAAGACAAGAGACAGGAAAAGAAGAAGCACAGTTCCTAAGTGTAGATTCTAAGAAATGTATAGAGTGTTTAGAGTGTATACATTGGGGATCTAGGAACAGACCATTAATTCGCCGAGAGGCTGATATGCAGATGTGGGCAAAACACGGATGGATGATTTCTATAACAGATAATGAGTGTATTCTTTCAGAAGATATTGAAGCACTGAGAAAGGGAGCAAAAGAGTGGATAGAGACTATAAAACCAAGATATAGTGATTTGAATACTATAGTTTTGATAGACGATGGATCAGACCTTTTACGAGATATAGAAGATGTATTAGGACATGCTTGGGATATAAAAGTGATATATCCAGGAAGAAGTTCTGTAGAGAGGATATGGGATGTAATGCGAGGGGCGTGGGGAATAGTGTGTATGAAAGGGGGAATGGAAGAGTGTGGATGGAATTGGTTATTGCCGAGAGGGGCCTATGTATTTGAGGTAGGATCAAAAGATACACTTGGACTAGACATAAGTAGTGCTGCGGGACTTGAGCATAGATTTGTGAAACGAGACAAAGATTCAATTCTAGAGGCAATCTTTGACGAAGAGAAAGAATGGAAACAACAAGAGACAGCAACGCCAAATCTACCAATCGTATGGCTACCGAGAAGAGATTTAGAAGGATATTTCAGTCATCCAGGGGATTCTTTTCGGGAGATGGCAAGACTATGGAGTAAGAGGGGATATTGTCAAGTGAAGGAGCATCCAACAGCAACAATGGTTTGGTGGCGAGAAGTGGGAAGCAAAGGAGTATTATTATATGACAGGCCAAATCATGATTGGAGATTATCAGCACCGATGGATGAGAGAGAATGGAAGAAGGGATTATTTGGGAATCCAAAGCCACCGGAGGGAGGGAAGGCGTGGTTTTTCTGGCCAAGAAGGCCGGAGTATGTGGAGGAGTTGGTGGAGGGAGGATTGAGAGGATGGGAGGAGAGAGAGAAGGAACTTGTATTTTATGGAAAAATAGAGAACAAAGTTCAGGAGAAGCGAAGAAGTCAACAGGAGTGGAACTTAGCATGTAGAGGAGATAAAGATGAATGGGTGATGGTCAAAGGAGCTTCCGAGGCATATCCTTTTACACAGAAACAGTATTTAGAGAATTTAGGAAAAGCTAAATTTGGATTATGTTTAGCAGGATATGGATGGAAGTGTCATAGAGAGGTGGAATGTATGGCGATGGGATGTGTGCCGATAGTAGCACCAGAGTGTGATATGGATTCTTATGCCAATCCGCCGATAGAGGGAGTTCATTATAAGCGAGTCCAAACGCCAGAGGAAGCAAGACAAGTAGTGGAGACAATGACGAAGGAGGAATGGCAAAGGATGTCTAATGCGTGTAGAGTGTGGTGGAAAGAGAATTGTAGTTGCGAGGGATCTTTTGTACTGACGAAAAAGCTGTTAGAGGAGTAGTAGGATGGGCTGTGATGCGAAAATAGTAAGATTAAGTTTAGAGTTAGGATTAGCTGTGAATGACTACAATGCTGGATTAGTGGATAAATTAGACGATGTAATCAAAACAACATTAGAATACTTAGCTGAAGTGAAAGATGCGTATTCAAAGGGAATGATAAAGGAGGAAGAGTTAGGAGAACTTTTTGCTCTTGTAGGGCAAAGTTGGGCAAGTGTCCATGGATTTCACAGACATAGATCAGAAAAACAATCTGAATCAAAATAATGAAAGGATAGGATGAATATATTCAGAAATATGAACGCCTTGCGTTGATATTCCGTTTAGTAAGAAATCTAAGGCCACTCCTACAAAGGTCCAAAAGAAGGAGTGGCCGATTTCTATACTAAACGGCAATGCCGCTAAGAATTAAATATGCCCCCAGAGGGGGCCTATTTGATTCATAGCGGTTCTGGAATAAAAAAAATTGATGTGTTGAGCTCAAACGAAACGTGTTCCTACACACTAGAATGGCAGCAGAACACGATACTTGTCCAATCTGTATTGATAAATATACAGTCCAGCTAAGAAAGCCAGTAAAATGTCAATACTGTGATTTTACAGCATGTGTAGTATGTCTAAAGAGGTATCTTGTAGAAGGACTTCTAGATGCTCATTGTATGGATTGTAAGAGGGCATGGAATGATGAGTTTATAGATCTAAATTTCACAAAGGCCTTTCGTACGGGACCCTGGAAGAAGCACAGAGAGGATGTACTCTTTGACAGAGAGATGTCAATTCTACCAACGCGTCAGCTACGAGTGGAAGCAACTCTTAAGATGAGGGATGTCCAAGGAAAAATGAAGCAAATCAATGAAGAACTTCTAGAGATTGAAAAGCAAAAATCAAAGATTCTACAGAGATCTAATCGTCTGAATGTAGAGCTAACGAGATATTATGCGGAGTCAGAAGGACGTGCTCCACCTGCTTGGACACTTGCTGAAGGAGAAGCAAAGAAACCCACAGAAGAGCGAGCAAAATTTATTATGAAGTGTCCAGATGTAGACTGCCGTGGATTTCTTTCTACTGCTTATAAATGTGGAACATGTCAGAAGTGGGCCTGCTCAGAATGTCTAGAAGTAAAAGGACTAGAAAAAGATGTTGAGCATACCTGTAGTGAAGAGAAAAAGGCAACTGTAGCACTGATTATTAAGGAATCTAAGCCGTGTCCTAAGTGTGGAGAGAGAATTTCTAAGGTGGATGGGTGTTTTGGAAAGGATACACCTATTCTGATGTGGGATGGAACTACAAAAATGTCTCAAGAAATTCGTGTAGGAGATGAACTTATTGGAGATGATGGGAAAAAAAGAACCGTACTAGATACTACAACGGGAACTGATACACTATATGAAGTAAAACAAAATAATGGAATGACATATGTGGTAAATTCTAAACATAAACTCTTACTGAAATGCAGTGGAGAAAAAAAGATTTATTGGGAAAGTAAAAGTAAATCATGGGCTATTAACTGGTTTGATCGTGAAAAGAATTATATTAAAAGTCATTTTATTAAGACTTCTAATACACTATCAAAAGAAGAGGCATATTCTAAAATGGAGGAATTCAAAGAAACTCTACAATTTCCTGAAGAAATTGAGATTCTTGTAGAGGATTATATGAAACTGAATAAATCAGCTAAGAATATACTAGTAGGATATAAATGTTCAGGAATTCAATGGGAGAAAAAAGATATTGAACTTGATCCTTATATGATGGGCTTATATATTGGAGATGGAATTAATAATGGAACTTGCTTTGCTATTAATGCTGATAGTGATCCAGAGATTCTAGAATATATTCTAGAATGGTCTAAGAAAAATAATTGTGAAGTAGTACATGATGATAAGTATAGATTTCGTCTAAGGCGTAGAGAAAACAAACAAAACATTCAGAAAGCTATTGGAAGAGGTGCAACTATAGAAAGTTGTAAAGGATGTAAAAATAAAGTATGCAGTCTATGTGATCTGCCCAATGTAGACTATGAGGATACTTTCAAAATGGAAAAAAAAAATTCACTTAAGATGGCTCTAGAGAAGTATGATCTCGTAGGAAATAAAAAGAAAATTCCTATGGAATATATTGTAAATGATCGTGAAATACGCCTTCAACTTCTGGCAGGACTTATTGATACAGATGGCCATGTAAATAAGATGAATGAAGGGAAAAGAGCAAATATTAATACATCAATTAAAGAACTAGCAGAACAAATTGCCCTTCTAACACGTTCCCTTGGATTTGCTACAACAATTCGTTCAATGTCTAAAAAAGCTATTTCCTTTACGAAAGGAGGTGAGAAAAAAGATTATAATGATCACTATCAAGTGAATATTTCTGGAAACATTAGTGAAATCCCTACTTTAGTAAAAAGAAAGAAATGTAAAGATTCTAATCCTACACGTGATATGCTACGGACAAGTATTCTAGTAAATGAGGTTGGTAAGGGGGTATATTATGGATGGAAAGTAGATGGAAACAAAAGATTCTTACTTGAAGATGTCACTTGCAATCGAAACTGTGACCAAATGTTTTGTACAGAGTGTCATACAGCATTCTCATGGAACACGGGGCAGCAAGTAACGGGGGTAATTCACAATCCTCATTACTATGAATTTCTGAGGAAGCAAGGAGGAGGAGTAGCGCCGAGAAATGCTGGAGATATTCCTTGTGGAGGGATTCCCTATTATCACACACTCCAGAGAAGTCTGAGCAAAGTAACTGTTCTAACTCAAAATATTGTTATGGCCATTCACAGAATCACAGCAGAGATTAATGATCAACGACTGGCAACGTATCAAGGGCATTTTAATGCGAACGATAATGGAGATCTGGGAGTATACTATCTTCTGAAAGAGATGGACAAGGAAGCAATGAAGGCAGAGCTAGCCAAGAGGGAGACTAAGAGGAACAAGCATCTAGCTATTCGGGCAGTACTAGAGATGTTTGTAACGACATCAACGATGATGCTTATTGAGATTGTAAATAACCCGCCAACCTCTGAGGAAAATTTTAAAGAAAGACTACAAGCATTTCAAAATCTGAAAGCATATGCCAATGAAAGTCTTCTACGAGTGAGTAAAATGAAATCCTGTAGTGTACCCCAGATTGGAGGAAGTTCAAAGCCAGATGATTGGAGATATGTACCTTTTGCTAAATACAGCAGGCCTGCAGCAGAAGTAAAACTAGTATCCAAAGAAGAATAATAATATTGCCGGAGCAAATCAAAATAGAAGTATTAATATACTTATCTTTTGATTCTAAAGTCTATATTTTTAGTTAGCTACGCTTCATAAGATGAGCGACTGAAAGGAGCAAATATTATGGGGTGTAGTTTTAACTACGCTTCATAAGATGAGCGACTGAAAGGAGCAAATATTATGGGGTGTAGTTTTAACTACGCTTCTTAGCCTCTTTCATAGCGAAGCGGCCGTAGGCCGCTAAAGCTATGGACTAAGACGCAAATGAACAGGGATTTATCCCTGTTTTTTCGCGGCTTTCATAGCATCCATGAGGCGAGTGTTAGGATTCTTCTTTTTCATTTCTCTGTAGATTTCCATCACTTTGCGGTTCCATTCACGGAGAGCGGGGGAGAGTTTGCGGGTGCCCTTGCGGCCCTTTTTGCTGGAAGCTTTACGAGTAGACGCGCGTTTTGCCATTTCTATTTATCTTCTAGATTTTCTTTTGAGTTTACGGGAAGAGTGTTTGCGTGTTCTTCTCTTTCCACCAGTCAGAGGTTTATTTTTATTTGTAGAATTTCCATTGGCAGGTACAGGATTTCCATTGGCGGAGGCTTCTTGAGTAGAATTTTCTGGAGGGATAGCAGGAGTAGTAGGATTTCCATTTGTAGATGTATTCCCATTCTTAGATTTCCCTTTATTCAGATTTGTATTAGAAGGAGCTAGAGTAGGATTTTCATTTGTTGCAACATTTCTATTGATATTTCCTTTCCCTTTATTCAGATTTGTATTAGAAGGAACTAGAGTAGGATTTTCATTTGTTGGAAGATTTCTATTGCTATTTCCTTTCCCTTTATTCAGATTTGTGGCATTTCTAGCATTAGAGGAATTTGTAGTAGATTGATTTTGAGAAAGTTGAGAGACATTTATATTTCTTGTGTTCATAGTAGAGTTTGTAGAAGAATTTCTATTCCTATTCAGATTAGAAGAGTTTGTAGATTTTTCAGGGGCACAGGCATTCGCGCTGAAAGAATTACCCATTCTAACTTAGAGGTAATATCTCTTTTCCCCAGTCATAAGACTCTTGAATGAGATCTTCGGAGAGAGATCTACGATAAGCACGGAAATCAAAGAGACGCCCTTTGAAGAGTTCATCACGATTTTCGTATTGGCTTGTATCATTCGCCCAATTAGATTTTCCAATATAGCAGTTTGACATAGAGCTTGTAGAAGGAAGCCAGCCACTTTCTTTCTCCATTTGTTTTACACCATTCACGTAGATAGCAATATTAGGGCGGAAAGCATCATTTCCAATAGCAGTAACAGTAATATGAGTCCATTTTTGTAGAGGAATGATGTTATTCACTTTTACACGCATTTTTCTAGATTGTTTATCCCATACTTCGTAAATAAGAGTAGCTTTATTCGTTTTTTTCATTTTGATGGGTTCAACAGTACTAGGTTTAAGTTTTCTGGGATAGATTTCAAAGGACGTACAAGAGAATTCATCAACATTTGCGCTAGAGGATTTCATGAGAGCAGCGGGATGAAGTTCTTGAACGGGTTGAGCACCAGATTTTCCAGTCGGAATAGTAGAATCATCAGCACCACAGATAGGACGAAGAGCTTCTTGATCAATAGCAGAATCACCTTTTCCTAAGATACCTAGAAAGACATTATCTTTCCCAGGGCCATTTCCAAAATCAAAGAATTTAGCATTATTTGTAAATTCATCAAAATAGACCCAAATCATCCAAGCACGGATAGAGCGAAGAGGAACATTCATACCAAGAGAGAGATCAGAGGAATCAGCAATACGAAGGAATTGATCCCCACCCATGAATTGAACACCATCGGTATTATCTTTTCTAGGAGTTTCATCAATAGACACTTTCCCAGAAGTCAAAACTTTGAGAGAGGGTTCCACACAATCTTTGAGATCGCCAAAGAAACGGAGCCATAAAACACATCCATCATAGAAGCGTAATAATGTAGCAATAGCTTCGGGAGGATCAGCATCAACAATTTCTTTAGAATCAAATCCAGTATCAGTTGCGCGAGAGCAGACAGCTTGGAAGGAGCCATCTTTCCATTTTAGAATACGACAATAATCATCTCTTCCATCACCATTGGTATCTCTCATATAGTCATCATAGGAAGTACGGAAGCCATCTTTAGCAGAGGGAGTTCTAAATTTGAGAGAATCTAATTGATCGGTACCAGCAAGAGCACAAGCAAAGAAAAAATTCTCAGGATCATCAGTAGGAGCAACAAGACGACAGAAATCATAGAGTTGACCAATACGAGAGACATTGGCATAATCATTAAAGAACCGAGGATCACGAACAACAGAGGAATCTTCTTGATCAGGACCAATATCAGAACGAGGGGCAGAGAAAAAGGACCAATAGGAGGAGTTAGGAGTAGCAAAGCCTTCAGTCACGAGACCAGGAGAGAGTTGTTCGGTTAGAATAAAAGTAAAAAGGATTATGAGGGTAAGTATAAGGAGTATACGAAAGAACTCCATTCTACCAAGAAGAGAAGAGATGAATAGGGTAGATAAACCCAGGAAATAATGAGAGAAAGAATAGAATGGACGAGAGTAAACTTATAGGGGAAGGAACATATGGGTGTGTAATACAACCACCGATGAAGTGTAGAAAGAGTAAATTGAGTCAAAAGAGTAGGAGTAGAGCTATAGGAAAAATACTAAAACTTCGGAATGCGAAAGTGGAGATAAAGATGTCTACATATTTAAAAGGAATTCCGGGTTGGGAGCGATATTATATCGTAGAAGACAAAGATGAATGTAATGCTAAGAATTTTCAAGAATACAAGAAAATGTATAGAGATCAATGTGAAAAAATACACAGAGTTCCTGATGATAAACTAATACAATTAATCGCTCCCTATGGAGGAAAGATGTTATTTGAGACATCCATAACACCAAAATTTAATTTTTTAGAATCCTTAAGGCATATGTTAGAGGCGGTTGAAAAGCTAGAAAAGCAGGGAATCTGTCATTATGACTTACACGATGGAAATATAGTTGTAGATTACCATGGAACATTACGCATAATAGATTTCGGCTCAGCATTTATAGGAGATCAGACAACAGAGGAGACAGTCATAAATCACACCTATACATTTTCTCCAGATTACCCACCACTAAGTCCAGAAGTTACAATCCAGCAGGGATTAGTACAGGGAGTATCATTACCTCTTGCTATACAACAAACAGTTGAACAGAAAAAGATATTTAGAAGGGGGGAAGCAATATTAGGATTATCACGTTGGAATCAACAGAGAGATATAGAGAGGTTTTTCACGGAAGAGGATGTAGAAAATGCTATAGAGATGTATAAGAAGTATTGGAGAAAGTGGGATAGTTGGGCGGTGGGAGTATTATTTACAAAAATCTTAGAGAAGAGTTTTTTGCTCCCAAGTTTTGTACAGGGAGTTTGGGCGAACCATGGGACAGCCATACGAAATGTCTTAAGAGGATTAATACAAGCAGATCCAAGAAAAAGATTTACAGCAAAAGAGGCATTAGATCTTTTCAATAAAACTATCTAGATCTGCGACGAGTAGTAGAATATTTATAGCGTTTACCGCCAACTTTAACAAAAAGAGGTCTATCACGAGGAACACAAAAGAACCCACAGAATCTATCATAATTGAGAGGATCTCCTTTTATACGAGTATGATTATGATTAGCAAGTTGAGGATCATAGATGGTATGGCCTTGGGCATCAAGATTTGTGACGGGTTGAGCGCCACCTTTTTGAGACCAATACCCATTTTTATCTTGTCTTAAAAAATGGTAATCTTGATCTTGATCAACGACGAGGGAAATTTTAGAGGTGCCTCTAGGACAGCGGAGTTCAAACGCGGAAGGAGTAAGAGTAGGATTATCTCCTAGGAGACGAGCAATCATATTCGGACAAGTTTTAGGATCCGTATTATTAAATTTGGGCCAACCACTGATGGAACCAGGTTGATGAAAAGGAACATCACAATTAGGATCTTCAAGACAAGCTTTAATTTGTCTTGAATCCATAATATTAAAAGCATAACTGAAGCAATTATGGGTGGTACGAATTTCTTTTTTCTTATTCCATCTGTCGGGTTCATACTTAGGTTCATAGCCACTGAGAGGAGCAACACGAGGACAAAAGTTTTGATGATCTTTACAGAAAGCTTTACCAGGTAAGGAAGGATTAGGACAACTAGAGATGCATTGGCATCTATTTTTATGTTGATTCATCCACGGGGCGTTCTTGAGCAACTTCAACAACTGTTGTTTGGAATTTCGCTGGCGCTTTCGGGTTTTGTTGAGAGGTTGGGACTGGCGAGGATTTTGCTGGAGATCCAGCATTTACTTGAGCTAGAGATTTTTGCTTAGGGATATATGTAGGATCTTGAGTAGTAGTACTTTGAGAATTTTGATCAATAGTTTTTCTATATTCTTCATCAGCATGAGTCATATAGATAGTTTCTAGACGAAACGAGAAATTTTGGATTTGAGAATCATGCCCAAATTCAGGAAGAGTATAATAATTTCCTGTGAGATTCATAAATTGCCAACCTTCTGACTCTATTTTTTTATACAAAGCATTTAGAGTATAATATTTTTTATCAATACGAAAGATACCAATAAGAGAATTACTTATAGAAACAAACAGAGATAAAGTCCAGATTATCCAAAATAAAAATTCAGATTGAGTAAGAGATAATAAAGCAGGTACAACAAGAGACCCAAGGGATATAGATATCCGAAGAGAATAAAATGCGAAGGAATAGTATCTAGTTCTCCTTCTTACAGAATATAAAAGATCTAGATAACGAACCATAATAGCAACTCTAGAAGAAACAGGGGATTCTGATTCCACTTGAGTCTGCATTTTACCAGGAGGGGGATAGGGGCATCCACTGAAACGAACAAACACAGTTTCTAAGGTAGACATTTTTCTGAGATACTACGTATTTGAGTATGAATGCTCTAGGTGGGGTAAAAAAACAAACAAATTAAAGAATATAAAATAGATACAAAAAGATGGAAGAAGAGAAGGAACCTATAGCAGAGGAGTTAAGCCCCATAGAACAAGAGAAGGAACCTATGGAACCTATGGAACCTATGGAACAAGAGACAACTTCTATAGAAGAAGACAAAGAATCCATAGAAGAGGAAAAAAAGTTACTCCATATAAATATATATATTGCCATATTCAATTATTTTGAAAAGGGAATACGGTATGAACTAACAGAAAAGATATTAAAATATTATAAGCAAATAGCAGAAAAATATAAAGAGACTATAAAATTAACATGTGTACTACAGGGATCTGAAGGAAAATTCTCAAAGGATTTAGCTCTAAAATATGTAGACGAGGATAGTTATTTAGAGTATCCCCAAGATAATATATATGTTGGGCATAGAAGTTTTTTCGTAATGTTTAATAACAAGATAAGAATAGGATTTAGAGACTCAATTGAAATACAGCATGCTGATATACATTTATGGGCTGGATCAAATGATTACATATCTATGAATTTTTTTGAACAATTAGCAGAGAATTATAAAGAGGATGTTCCACAATTATATGGAATAGATAATTATAAAATTGGAAAGAATATACAATGTATGTTTAAATATACAAAAGCAAAACTAGATATTTTAAATGCGAAGACAAATGTATTTTTTTTCAACGGCGAATCTAACTATAATCATAGAGGACAATATAAATTTCAAGGAGGAATAATAGGAATAAATAAAAAATGTTATACTAAATATCCAGATATAATACAAAATTGGGGATTTGATGAAGGAGCTGTTGAAAAATATATATTGGAAAAAAAGGATGTAGAAAAGATGGACTCCAAAGATATAGTATTTTTAAATCCTAAGGTAGATAGTAAAAATGATATAACAGAATTTAATACTTTATATACATTAAGTAAACACTGTAATATAGATTTAGATGATTTGACGGATGAGCAAAAGGCAAGAATAGAAGAAGAATATGAAAATTTTATGAACTTATGATGTTTTAATATATTTAAACACAGTCCTTTCAGAGAAGTGATGAATAAGTATAGTAGGTATAAGAAGTGAAGTATACGTTTTCTTTATGAATTTATCTGTTAGATAATCCCATAATTGAGCATCCTCGGGATACAATTTAGAAATGACATACATTTCTGGATAGTTTGCCTTTTTTTCACGAATACAGGATTGTAGATACTCCCATTGTTTTTTTCTGAACTCAATAATATCAAGAATAAAGTCTTTATTTTTTAAATTATAATAAATGCCAGAGGCAATAACATCTCCAGGTCTAGGATAATTTTCAAGTAATTTGGAACTATTAAAAGATCTGGGTAAAATAATAGTTTCTCCATATCTTGCTAGAGTATAAATAAGATCAGGATTATTATACTTTTTAGCATATTCAAGAGTTGATTGTAATTTTCCATCAAAATATTTTTCATCATCGGCAGACAGCAATAGATAATCATACGAATCAGATAATTCTAATGTTTTTTCGTGTAAGTAAATAACAGACCGAACAGGGGCATAGCACCAAATAAATTCAGGATGGAGATCGGTATTTCTCAGAGCATCCTTTGTATTAATAGAATATAGAGAAACATCAAACCCATCAAAAATAGGACGTAATTCTTCAATCTTAGGATAATCATCCCCAACAACAATAATTTTAATATCAATTGACTGTACATTTTGCTTTTTCACCAAAGAATGAAAAGTATTTTGAAGAAGTTCAAACGTAATATGAGTATTATCCCGGGGGTAGGTTAAAAAACCTAAAATTAATTTCATTCTGATGATAGAATGAAAATTAAATTTTTAGATTTAGTGCGTAGTTATAATCAAATAAAGGACGAAGTGAATGAAAATATACAAAACGTTTTAACAAATGCGAATTACATTCATGGGAAGGAAGTCAAAGAGTTTGAAGAGAACTTTGCTAAATACATAGGGACCGACTATTGTATAGGAGTAGGAAACGGCACAGATGCTTTAGAAATAGGAATCCAATCGTTAGAATTAGAGGAAGGAGCAGAAATTATAGTACAGGGTAATACATATATAGCCACGTGTTTAGGAGTGCTATATAACAAACATAAATTAGTTATATGTGATTGTGATCCAGAAACCTATATGATAGATATAGATGATTTAGAGAGAAAAATAACAGACAAAACAAAGGCAATTGTAATAGTACATTTATATGGATTTATGCCAGACATGGATAGAATATTAGAACTATGTGAGAAGCACAAATTAGAATTAATAGAGGATTGTGCTCAGGCCCATGGGGCAAAATGGAAGGGTAGAAATGCTGGAACCTTTGGCAGAGTATCTTGTTTTAGTTTTTACCCAGGGAAAAACTTAGGAGCGTATGGAGATGGAGGAGCAATCTGTGTACATGAGAAAATCTTAGAACAGAAAATTCGTAAACTATCAAATTTAGGATGTATAGAAAAGTATAAGCATGAATGTATAGGAAGAAATAGTCGTTTAGACACAATTCAAGCAGTAGTCTTAGATACAAAATTAAAATATTTAGATGAGAACAATAGTAAACGTAGAAGTGTGGCAGCGAGATATAGTCAAGAATTAGCAAAATATGTAAAAGTGCCAACTATACACTTTAACTGTGATCCAGTCTATCATTTATATAGCATTCAAGTGGAATTAGATCAAAGAGATAAATTAAAAGAGTATTTACTAGAGAATGGAATAGAGTGTGGAATCCATTATCCAATCTCTATAACAGAGACTGAAGCATTAAAAGAAAGAACAGAAAAAGCAAAGACATGTATAGAACTATCAAAAAAGATACTCTCTTTGCCAATATTCCCAGAAATGAAAGAAGAAGAAGTTGAGTATGTTATAGAGAAAGTAAAAGAGTATTATGAAACAAAACTCCAGTTAACAAAGCATGAAATAGAGGACAAACCAGGAATCTTACATTCTCTAGATGGAATACACTTTGACACAAAACGTATGTTTTACATAGATTCTTTTAAGAAAACAGATATACCAGCAAAAAGAGGATTTCATGCGAATATAAATTTCAATGAATTACTCCTTGTTCAAAAAGGAAAGATACAAATTGAATTGACAGATAGAAATAGGAATATATACAGCTATACAATAGGAAAAGATCAAATATGTTATATACCCAAAAACTATTGGATAGAGTATACTATAGAGGATGAAGAAACAATCCTAATGGTATTAGCTGATAAAATACTTAGCGAATCAAAGAGTATACGAACAAGAGAAGAATTTGTAAAGGGCTAAGGCAAAGAGAATCACAATAGAAAAGAATGAACAGAATAGCAAAGACAACAAAACTATGTAAGACAGTACAATTAGGAATAGGAAATACTATAGGAAAAAATGTAAAAATAGGGAGCAATGTAAAAATAGGGAATAACAATAGAATAGAAGACAATACAATACTATATCCTAATGTAAGTATAGGAGATAACAATGTATTTTTAGAGGGAAATAAAATAGGAATCCATCCAGTGAGCACAGATGAATACAAGGGAAATATATACTTTGGGGTAGATATAGGAAATAATAATTTTTTTCATACAGAAAACAAAATTTTTGGAGGAAAAATCATGAGAACAAAAATAGGAAATCATAATAAATTTTTACAAAATATACATATGGGTCATGATGCTGAAGTAAGAGACCATGTCCATGTGTATCCAAATGCGACATTAGGAGGACATAGTCTTTTATTATCCTATAGTGGTGTGGGGATGATGGCAGGAATTCAGCAAAGAGTCATAGTGGGAGGATATTCATTTGTAGGGATGGTATCAGCTTGTGTAAAAAATACATTTCCATTTTACATTACTCTAAATGGCAAACATGGGAGATTAAATACAAAACGTTGTCCAGAATCTATACAGAAATACCAAGAGAAAATAGAAGAACTTTGTACTACATATAAAAATCTAAGTGAATATGAACTCTACACACAAATAAAAGAATTGCCTCAAGAACTCAAATATCCCTTACATGAATATTTTAGAGAAAGTAAACTGCTTAGCAAAAATTATTTAGAATGATTGGCAATCATAGATTTTGTATATTCATATGCCATCATACCAAATCCAGAAGAAGGAAATGATCTGAGAAGTACAAGGGGATATCCAGCATAGAATGCTTTTAGACTTGTAGTTTGAATAATTTCTTTATAGGATAAAGTAGAAGATTGTTTAAGAACACGAAGAGTATCAAGAGGATACACAACAGTCCATAGAGCAGAGCTAGAAAGGATCCCAAGAAGGAAGGGATGTTTATAGGGGGAATGTTCACGTAAATATCCATATGATGATAGATATATGGATGTTGAGAGAAGGCCTCTTAAAAAATCGGCAGAGTAACCGCGATAAGATACTTCTTTAGAAGATTTAAGCATAATACGAGTTTGTAAAAAATTAATAGGAACACTATAGACAGAAGTAATAGAGGAAGTAATAAGACTAGATTGTAGGTTAGAATATTTAGATTTTAGAGATTCAAAGAGATAAAATTGTATAGCACGATCAAAAGGAACAGTAAGAAGCGGAACACTTAGACCTTTATAGACATCACGTATAGGAATATTCTTGAAAGACTTTTTTGCTTGTATATTTGTTCTAACATAATCAAAGGGATACGATATGATAACTCTTACAATCCCTTGAACAAAGCCTGGTAAAAGCTGTATAGAATCCATAGATAGAAATAGATACATGTATTTAACCTAAGAAAAAACAAAAATTGAAAACTAACGGATGATTCAGAAAAGGATAGACCCAAATGCCAACTCTAGCAACAATTCTGTATGGAAAGGATCAAGAGAGATGGTCAGCAATTCCATCCACAACTCTTTTACACAAGATTACACAGAGGGATTATGGCGAGGGAACAGCAAGATGGATTGCTGTGATTGAGAGGGATGGATATCTCCCTGTGAGAATTGCTCTAGGAGATCCAAAGAGATCTACAGAATGTTTTCTAGAATTACCGAGTTGGCTCCTTATGGAACCTATGGTTAGTGGATATGGAGAGGAAATTATGATAAAATATGAGAAAGCGGAAAACTACAAGAAAGCTCAACATTTAGTCTTTCGTGCTTTAGAGGATACAAGAGAGATGCTAGGAGACATGGCAATCCAAGATTTTCTAGAGCAGCCCTTATCTGAATTAGGGATTCTGGAGGAGGGACAAATGATTCGTGTTCCTGTGTTAGAGATTCCTCTATTACTGGAGAAAGTAGAACCAAAAGGCCCTTTGGGCGAAGCCCATCCAGTCTTTCTGGATGGAGCGGAAGTAGGATTAGAAATTCTCTGGCCTTCTTCCTATGAGCCGGCTAGAGAGCCAGAAAAACAAGTACATGCAACTCTTCCTATAGAAAAAGAAGATGATTTTCAGAGTATGCTGCCAATGAGTTATCCAGGTGTAAAAGAATTTTATTATCCAAGCAAATATAATTGGAATAGTAAAGGAAACACTATAAAGTAATAGATTAAGATTCTAATTCTAATATAGCTGAATAAAGGATATTATTTTTATAGGGAGTAAGAGGATGAATATAGAGACTTCTAGGATTACACCAAGCTTCAATACAATAGAGAAGAGTAAGATGGAATACTCCTAGTACAGAACAAGAGTGTAGGACTTTTGTGGGATCTAGAAAGAGAGACATATCATAGAATAAAAGATTATAGAAAAAGAGTAAATATTGAACAGAATATTTCAATTGAATTTTCGTACAGAAATAATCAAGAGATCTACAGGAAGGGATACAGAAAGGCATACCAAAAATAGCAAGAGTTTGAAAGGGAAGAAAATATACAGAATAATAGAAAGAGTAGACTACTTCAAATCCAAAAAGACCTATAGTTAACCAGAGTTGTTTTTGATAAAAGCCAGCAGAAGAAGAAAAAGGAGAAAAAGAATATACAATGGAATAGTGTACACCTCTTTTACATACAGGACATGCTATAGGAGAATCAGAAGTATGAGATATATATTTTTGCTCACACTCAGAATGAAACCAAGAAACTTTACAGCCACAGCTGAATAACCGCAGAGGGTTTTTTACTTTAGGGCCATCAAGACAAATAATACATGTAGGGGATTCCATGGGAAAGGGGATTTTCTTAGAGGATAGACATAAAACAACTTTAGATACATAAAAAGTGTAAGCAATTTCTAAAGAAATTGCAACTCTAATTCTTTTACGAGCAAAGCGAGAAGAAGAATTAGGGGCGTAGGCCCCTAGGGCCTAGCTTCTTTTTATCAAGCAGGGCTTGATAAAAAGTGAAAACCAACACAGGAGCATGGGGAAAGTACATCAAAATGGATGACTCTCTTAGCAAAGCTAAGGAGCAAACCCCACCGAGCATACCTCCTCAGTGGGACATAGAGGATACGGTAGGAGAAAATCTACAGACTACATCTCTTGAAAAAAAGAGGATCCTTATAGTAAAAGATTTACTAAAAGTAAGTCCAGAGAGATATAAGAATCACAAAGAATTCCGTGAATTAATGATAGAAATCTCAAGAAAATACAAGGCAAATCCATCCAAATGGAGTTTAGGGGATACCTATAGAAAGCTCCATGCGGAAAAGCCAGAAGAGTATCCTTTTCTCTATGAGCTAAACAAGGCACTTATGCAGAAGGCTGTAAGAGGTGATTCTGGAATTCTAAATATTAGTGTATCTCTCCCACCAGACACCTTTAGTTGTAAGTACAATTGTCATTTCTGTCCAAATGAGCCAGGAATGCCGAGATCGTATCTTAGCAATGAGGATGTATTTAAGAGAGCATCCCAAGTAAACTTTAACACCGCCGAACAAGTCTGGATTCGTCTGAAGGCCTTAGAAGTGAATGGACATGCAATTGATAAACTAGAATTCCGTGTATTAGGAGGAACTTTTAGTAGTTATGAGCATGAAGTAACGGATAGATTTATTCGTGATTTATATTTTGCTGCTAACACTTATTATGGAGACCGGGAGAGAGAAAGAGGGAGTATTGAGGAGGAACAGAATCAAAATGTGGGAGCAAGAGTACATGTCGTAGGTCTAGGAGTAGAGACACGTCCAGACAGTATCACCATTCCAGAGATTAAGAGGTTTCGGAAATATGGAGTCACGAGAGTAGAGATAGGAGTTCAGCACACGGATGACAATCTTCTTCGGAAGGTAAACAGAGGACATTTAGTGAAGCATAGTAAAGAGGCAGTCAAACTCTTAAAAGAGTATGGATTCAAGGTAGAAATCCACATTATGGCAGATTTACCGGGAGCAACACCGGAGGGAGATAAGGAATGTTATCGGGAAGTTTTACAGGGAGAGGACTTAATTCCAGATTATCTAAAAGATTATCCTTGTCTGGATGTGGATTTTACAAAGATTAAGGAGTGGAAGGAGACGGGGAAGTGGAAGCCGTATGCGGAGAGAACGCCAGATGCCAGAGATCTGAAGGATGTCTTAGTCTATAGACAAGCGATTACGCCAAAATGGGTACGAGTGAACAGAGTCCAGAGGGATTTCCAGGAAGCCAAAGATGGTCGCTTAGGATACAGAAGTGAGGGAATTCGTACGAACATGTCTCAGATAGTAAAAAAGGAAGCGGAAGATAAGGGAATTTACTGTCAATGTATTCGGTGTTGTGAGCTCAGAGATCAGAAGTTTGAAGAGAAAGATATAGTCTATTCTGTAGCAAAATTCCAAGCAAGTGGAGCAACAGAGTATTTCATAAGTGCTGAAATCATACAAAAAGACAAACCAAGAAATATTCTTCTAGGATTTATTCGTCTACGTCTAAGTGAGGGGCTACTAGAGTCAGAGATAGAGGAACTAAGAGGGAAGACAGCCATGATTCGGGAACTCCATGTTTATGGAAAGATTACAGCAGTAGGAGAGGAGTCAAAAGGAAGTGCTCAGCACAAAGGAATCGGAAAGGAGCTTCTGGAGAGGGCTGAAACGATAGCAAAAGAGTACAAGTATGACCAGATGGCCATTATTTCAGGCATTGGAGTAAGAGGATATTATGCGAAGCGAGGATATGAACTCAAAGGAAGTTATATGATGAAAGATCTTTCAAAACAAGAAGTTAGATATTGTAATTACAATTATAAATATCTAAGTTATAGTATAGGAATCATAGTATTAATTCTAGCCATTCTTAGAAACTATATAAACTGGTAGTTAGAGCACTAGCAATGAAATAGGCAGCAACAAGAAGAGTTACGGTTTCACAGGTCCCAACATTTTTTCTGGAAGGTTGAGAGAGAGTTTGTTGAGGGGAAGAAAAATCAGAAGCAGAAGGAGGAAGGCCAGCAAGACGTCTAGATCTACGAGGAAACATGTCTAAGAAGAATACTAGGATGATGTTTATGCCTGTAACATTTTTGCGTGAGAAGACCAGATTTGTCTAAACTCTGTAGCAAAATGGAGGAAAGGTTTTTTGATATTTAGTTTGCGAGTCTTAGAAGATTTACGAGGAGATTTTTTGAGAGTTTTTTTTCTTGATCCACCAAAAAAGGGAGGGGTTTTAGGGCCAGCCTCGGCACCAGGAGGTGTACCAGGAGGAGTGAAACCAGCAGCACCATAGGGAGGACTACCAGGAGGAGTGAAACCAGCAGCACCATAGGGAGGACTTCCAGGAGCAGCTTCTTCTCCATTAGCATTCTCAGGAGTACGAGGTTGAAAGAAAGATTGTTGAGGAGCAAATCCAGCCCAAGGAGAAGGGGCCTCTGCAGCGGCAGCACCAGCAGCAGCACTAGCAGCAGCACCAGCAGCGGCAGCAGCTTTTGCTTGTTGAGTTTTAGAGAGGACACCAGTATTCATTTGATATTGTTTTGCGGCTCTAGCAAGAGTAGCTTTGAAGGAAGGAGGTACAGCAAGATCTAGGGCTTCAAAGAGTTTAGAGAGAACAGGGGGGCGATTAAAGATCATAGCACGACGAGCAGCAACCCCTTTTTCTAAGCCAAATTTCTGCATGAATTTCTCAGGGATGAAAGAACGAAACATGAGAGAATAGGTGAGTGCTTTTTTCTTATTCTCAGGAGTATCAAGAGGCATGAGAACAAAGGAATACGGAATATCTTTTCTAGGAGGTTTTCCTTCTACTTTTTCAGCAGGGATGGGAAGTTTATATTGTTTAGGGATGAGTTGGGGGAGAACAAAGAAGCCGGTGCGGGAGTCAAAGGAGAGTTTTCCTTTTCCATAGAAAGGAAGATCAACACCAGTAGTCTGTAGAAGATCCATGTATTCATGTAGACGTCTTTCAATCGGAAGTTGATGTTCAACGGGAGGAGTAGAAAAAGAATTCTCAGCGACACCCAGAGCTTCATATGTAAATCTTCCTTGGACCATATCCACCGTGGCATCTTTTGTGAAGGCAGCAAGAGGAAGGAAATTCAAATTATTAGATTTAATTTCTTTTTCAATGAGTTGGATGGCTTTTTTACTCGTACGAACACCATTAACGATACGTTTCGCTCCAGGATGTCTTTTATAGGGGAAGATAGCTAATTCTGGAAAACCAAAATGTTTATGTTGGTCGGTGTAGGCATTCGCAAGAAGTTCAGCAGCTTTTCCAGGAAAGACATCTTCCAGATGTCTAATATATTTGCTCATAGGAACATTTTTAGCTTCCATTCCTTGTTTGAGAAGTTTTTTGGGTTGGAAGGAATCAAGATCGGCGACGGCCATCCATCCTCTAACACCAGAGCGAGCTTGAAACTCAGGATCAATACAGTTATCATAATCTTTAGCATCTTGTTCTTTAAAAGTAGGAGTATGACATTCAAATTGATAAGCAGAGCATCGTTTCCAGGGAACATCAACGGGGAATCCTCTAGGAGAGCCACGAACGAGAGGAGAAGGGGAGACAGCACAGATAAAGGTTACAGGATGAATGAGAACAACAATTTGCATACTTGTAAAGGTAACTCCAATATCATGAGCACCGAACGCAACGAAAGGAAAAGGGTAGAAGAAAACATTATGGACGGGGCTTAGACACATACGTCCATCGGGTTCAGGATCTCCAAGATAATCTCTATAGAAATAGCGAGCATCTTCACCTTGAGAAACATGAGGGACTTTGAGACCACGAAACAGCACGGTTCCAGGAGGTAAAGTGACGAGAGGGAGATCCATAGCCCCAACATTCACGGGAGTCACTTGTACATAGAAAGGGTCTCTTGGAGGAGCAGGTTTAGCTGTTGGTTTTGCTAAAGATTTAGATTTAGCAGATTGTAGAGGAACTTTAGTACCGGGCGGCAAAGGTTTTGCCATCTAATTGGAGGGGAGTTTCTGAAGAATTTGATTTTGATAAGCAGAATAGAAACCGTCAATACTTTTTCTAAAATTCACAAAGGGGCGAAAAGCAATAGGGCGTTTAGAGCGAATAAATTCAATCGTTTTATCAGGAGTGAGATTGAGGATAACCAGAAGGAGCATAGCAATACATGCCGCGGAACGTTGCATGCCGGCAGCACAATGAACGAGGATGGGTTCAGAAGTTTTATATTCAAAGAATAATTTTTTGACGATTTCAAAAGACCATAGTTCTAGATTCCGTATTTCAGCTTCTTGAAGATTATCATCAACAGGGACTCTATATTGTCTTTGAACGAAGGGTAAAAAGGGGATATCTTTCGTACAATTGAATACACATTTAATCCCTTTTTCACGAATCCACTCAGAATCTAGAGCAGCTTTTCTATTCCCAAGCCATAGTCCAGGTAAGATTTCATCAGCGGGATTTGCAACAAATCCATTAATAAGGGAAGACATCTGTTTGAGAGAATGTAAAAAGGAACCTAAACTAAGACGCCTTTCTACCGTTTACTATTTTAATAGTAAACGGGAATGCCATCTAATACCAAATCAGTCTGTCCTCCCAACGGGAAGGGGCAGACTTAAATTCAGTATTAGATGGTATAGAAGAGAAATGTCCACAAGGATAATCCTATTAACAATGGTAAAAAACGAGTCAAGAATTATAGAGAGATTATTTAACTCAGTCAAAGGGAAGGTGGATGGAATCTTAATGTGTGATACGGGATCTACAGACAATACAATAGAGTTAGCAATGAAGTGGTATAGTGAGAATGGAGTGGAGGGAGGAGTCTATGAGTTTCCATTTGTAAATTTCGGAAAATCCAGAACAAAATCCTTTGAAAGTTGTCAAGATTGGGTAAAAGGGAAAGGATGGGATTCTAGTAAGACCTGGGCCTTATTGCTAGACGGAGATATGTTGTTGGATGAAGCTGTAAAAAAGGGGGAGTTAGAAAGATTAGGAGAGCATATAGCGGGAGTCAGTTTGAGACAAGGAAATGGAAGTTTAGTGTATAGCAATATGAGACTTTTGAGATGTTCAGAGCCATGGATATGTAAGGGGGCAACCCATGAGGCCTGGACATGTCCAGGAGGGAAGCATGTAGAAAATTTTATGTATCCTATATTAAAAGATTATGGGGATGGAGGATGTAAGGCAGATAAATATCCAAGAGATGTGAGACTCTTGAAGCAGGATTTAGAGGAGATGCCAAATGATGCGAGAACACATTTTTACTTAGGCCAGACGTATTTATGTATGAGAGATTGGGAAAATGCTATACCTGTATTAAAAAGGAGATTAGAAATAGGAGGATGGGATGAGGAGGATTATATAACAGAGTTATATTTAGGAGATTGTTTGAAGGCAGTAGGGAAGGCGGAGGAGGCACTTGTAGTATGGATGAAGGCCTGGCAGAAGAGACAGCATAGAAGTGAAACGATTATGCGGGTGATTAATCATTTTAGATGTGAACCTAAGAGTCAAGCCTTAGCGATGGTATTTTTAGAGAAAATGTTTCGTATCCAGAGGGGGGAAGATTTACTGACAGGAGAGAAATATGGGCCCCCAGCCAATAACAATGATAAACTTTTTGTGAATCAGAGAGATGTAGAGTATCATATGTGGGAGGAGTTGTTAATCTTAAGTTATTATGTAGGAGCAGGCAGACCAACCTGGTTGAGAGTAGATGAGTTAGATCTGAAGAATAATTTAGGATGGCATGATTTCAATGGGCTTTTTGCTCAGATTCACTGGTATGATTGGGTATTGAAGCCGAGACAAAGATATCGTTTCGCTATACCATTAGAGAAATTACCATGGAATAAGGAGCCAGAGGGAGCAATATGGCAACCCTTTAACCCAAGTATCAGGCTGAGAGCAGACAAGAGTGGATATGATATTAATTTGAGATATGCGAATTACTACACATTAGAAGCGAAGCATTATGCGTATAGAGGATTTACAGGACAAGTATTAACAAGAAATTGTAAGATGTTTGTGCCAAGGGGGAGTGGATGGAATCAGGGGATGAATTTTGAAGAAATAAAGATAGATCCAAGTGCCAAGCAGGATGAGGGATCTCATATCAAGGGAGTAGAAGATTGTCGTTTAGTAGTGGGGACAGATAGAGAAGAATTTTTAGGGACATCAAGATCCTACTCAGACAATGGAGTGAATAAGATACAGTATTGTTGGAGGGATACATCAAGCGGCTCCTATGGATATTGGAATATTCGTCAATTAGCATTACCAGAAGGAGTAAGTCCAGGAGAATGTCAAAAGAATTGGTTAGGATATAGAAATGATGCGGGGGAGTTAGAGTATATCTATAGTTTTTCCCCTTTTAGAATTTGTAAGGAGAATGGGGAGAAGATAGTGGAAGTAGATTGTGGACTGAAGGAATATAGAGGATCTGCGGGGCCAGTCAGATGGACAAGTAAGAAGGTGACGAATGAGGCTTATATCTGTGTGATGCACAAGGTCTATATAGGAGGAGAAGGAAGAAGATATTATCATAGATTTATGACGCTAGACAAGGACAAGAAGCCAAGCAGAGTATCCTGTTGGGTGAGAATGACGAAGGAGCGAGTAGAGTATTGGAGCAGTATGTGTGAGAATGCTGAGGGAGATGGATATTGGATAACCTATGGATTGAAGGACAGTGAGGCGTATATAGCGGAGATGACAAAGGAACAGATAGAGAATTTTATGATGTATTCTATGAAGAATGGTTCTATGAAAGATGGACCTATGGAACCTATGAAAGTTGATTTCAAGGAGCGTTTAGAGAGATTAAAGGAGTATTAAAAATAGTTTTCAATAGATATTCAAAATATCTTATGAAAAAAGGAAAAGAGATTAGATATTCCATTTGGAGCGAAGATAGTATTCAACTTGTTCAATTTGTTGAGTGGTGAGAGTAGAGTTGTAGCAGATACATTCAGCAAAATCCCCAACCCATCCACGAAGTGCGGCTTCCCTATCATGACAAAGGCCATCAAAGCGAGTAGTTGAACCTGGTGGAATAGTAAGAGAAAGCAAGAAAGAAGTACTTACAAAAGGAAAATTAATAGTATTAGCAACAGCATTACAGTAGGAATTTGTGGAAGTTGTATAAAGGAAGGCAGGGGCAGTGCGTATAGAAAAATCAGTGAATGTTGTATAAAAAAATGTACTCACTCCAGCATGCCAATCAAACACCGATCTATGACCTAACATAAAATAATTTACATCATTCGGTGTAGGACCTTGACGACCAACCCAAAAGAAATTTGTAACATTTGTAAGTGTTGAATAGGATTGGCGAAGACCTGTAAAGGGTCTAAAATAAACAGTACGTCTCCCATTAATAGGAGTACCTAGCTCAGGAGCAAAATTACTAGTAGGAGTATTACTCAGATGAATTTGAAAAGCAGAAAGATCATTTAAGCGACTAACAGTGCTAATACTGCTAATAACGAGGCCTGTAGTAAAAGAAGGATTTATCCAAAATATACATGAGCCAATAGAAGATGGAGAAAACGTAGTATCACTGAGAGGAAACCATTTATTTCTCAAGTATGTATTCACAGAATTAATTTGTCCAGCAGTCAGAGTACTAGAATAGGTAATAATTTCGCCAATAGACCCACTAAAGGATCCACTATTAGAACAACAGCCAATAGAATTCAGAGTGACAGTATCAGAAAGAGGAGATACATTGAGAATATAAGCACGATTGGAAGCAAAATTAATAGAAGAAAAAATTTCAACATCAGGATTATCACCACATACAAACATGCGAGCAGGGGCTTGAAAAACATCAGGAGAAGCAACATCAGGATTTATATATCTATTCGTAGTTCCAATCCAAAGAATATTTTCAGTATTCCCAACTATAGAATTTGTAGGAGTAGTACTATCATTTCTGCCAACAATAAAAATGTGTTTAATAGACGATAGAGTAGAAGTAGCAACAAGACCACAAGTGTTTATAAACCCAAATGTAGAAAGATTATTAATAGTATAACTAGTAGAAATAAAGGGAGGTGTGTAAGTACTAAAAGTGGAGTTAAATACAAAACTAGGATCACCATATTTAGATTGAATAGAGCTTACACGGGTGGTATCAAGAGGATTTACAGCCCAAGTATTTGAATCAGCTGCATCTATCCATAGAGAAAGTTGACCTATAGTAGAAGGAAGAATTTGAGTATCAATTCTAGTATATAAATTGCTATCTTCCAAGGACCAATTTACACTATTTATAGCACGAACTGTAAATGTGTAATTAGAGAATAGAGATATACTAGAATAATTAATAAGAGTAGAAAACTGATCCCCTCTAAGATTTTTTCTAATAAACGCATTACTATTAATAGAAGAATCTGGATTTAATCTATACATCCAAGCAGCATATTTTACAATAGGAGAGAAGCCAATAGAGGAAGGTGTTGACCATTGAAGTAAAATTCCATTAGATTCAAAAGAAAACATTTGATTCAGAGGGGGAGTTGGTAGAAACCCAGGTGTTAAGGTAGGATACGTCGCAAGAGGACTACTAAAGCCATTAGAATTAGTAGCAAAGATTTGAGAAATATAGGGCGTTCCAATAGTTAAATTAGAGAATTGAACATTATTAATAGGAACAGGAAAGCTATCAGAATAATTAATGGAGGAGCAAAAGAGGGTATAGCTACTTATTGGAGCAGACCCAGAAGTAGTAGGAGTTCTCCAATAAAACCGAATAGAGGATTCAGACACCTGAGGAGTATCTGAAGTAATAATCGGAATAGATGGAGAAGACATTTTCTTTTACTTTTAGTCTAGAGTATTTTATGCCTATTATTTAAGGGATTTGTGAGCGCCAATACAGATTAGAAACTTCTTCTTGAGTTAGAGTGGTACTAAAAAACCCAACATTATCAATGAGACCACGTACAGTTCTTACACCAATGGCAGGATCTTGGCCAAAATAACAGTTAGAAAGATCTAATCGCTTATGAGTATAATTATAAGTAACTACACTGCTTGTATTGACATACCATTTTGCTTGTGTAGGTGCGATAGTCAGAACTAAATGGATCCAAGTGCTAGAGGGAAGTATATAATTTGTATTAAAATTATTTGTACCAGATTCATCTGCCCAATGATAAGAAAGACGTCCAAGACTTTGAAAAAGATTCAATCCTGAGGCAGGAGTTGTAGCATTTCGGAAAAAGAGGAAACTTGGATAATCACCATAATTACGAAGAAAGGCGCTACAGGCAAAAGAAACCGTATTTGTAGAATTTAAATAGACTTGTCTAATAATACTAGTATTTGTGTTAGGATAGTTATAGGAAAACCCAGTATTCGTAATAGTTTGAGTACTCAGATTAGAAGTTTGGAAATTAGTAAGGGCTAATTCATTCGTTCCAGAATTGTAATTTGTAAAAAAGACAGTAGAAGAGGGGAGAGGAAAGTTAAAAATAAGAGTGCTGTATAAAGAGGGTGTATTAGGGGACCAACCACAAGAATTTATAGAACGAATAATAAATCTATAATCACAAGAAGTATTTGAGAAATAAATAAGAGTATTATTTTCATTCCCATTTGTATATTCTTTAATACTGGAAGTCGTTAGATTACTAAGAATATTAGATTGAGCATCCATAGGAAAGGCCCAAAAGGCATTATACGTAATGGCTGAGCCACCATTTGTGGTAGGAGTAGACCATTGAAAGAAAATAGCATTGCTCGTAAGCCTAGTAAAGGTAAAATTAGAGGGGGCACCGGGAGGAGCACCAGTTTGGAGGGGGTAGAAGGGAGCAGGAGAAGAAGTAAATCCACCAGAATTTGTTGCTGTTAAACTGAAATCGTATGAAACACCATCGCTCAAACTAGACACTAAAACACATCTTTCAGGAACAGGAACCGTTCTGGAGAAAGAAATAGAAGGACACGTGAGAGTATAACTACTGAGAGCAGAATTACCTGGAGTAATAGGGGATTGCCAATAGAGATATGTAGTAGAGGGTAGAACTAAAGGAGTATCATCTGTTACAATAGGAACAGATGGTGCTGACATCTACACGATACAATAATACTTTAAGATTTGTATTAAGCGGGAGTTTCTTCAGTAGGTTGTTCAGCAGGTTGTTGAGAAGCATAGAGAGCAGCGAGTAGAGCTCGTGGATTGACACTATTTGTAACAGCAGGAGGAGAGCGGCCCACTTGATTTATGATAGATACATTAAAAGTATAAGTAGAATCGGGATTAAATTCAGAAAGAGAGCAAGAGGTGACAGATAAATCTTGGCTACCAAACCCAATAGTGGGATCTGTAGGATTAGAGCTAGAGGATTCCACAATATAATAGCAATTGCCTTCAGGAAGCGTTACAGGAGGAGTCCAAGAGATTTCAATAGATCCTGTAGCGATAACTTGAGCAGAAGCAGAAGCAGGAGGATCAGCAGGAGGAGCGATGGGAGTAAATGTGGGAAAATAGGCAGCAGGCCCCCAAGTTTCCCCATTATCGGAGCTAGATTGAATTTCGGGAGTAAAAGAGACACCAACTTGAAGATTGGAAACAGAGTAAGACTGATAAGAAGCATCTAGAACTTCAGAAACCATGGAGGGGACAGTAAATTTAAAGTTAGTGATGGGAGCGCCACTGAGATCGGTGGGAGCTTGCCAAAAGAAAACAACAGCTGTAGGAGAGATATACATAGTATTAGGAAAGGGTGTAGGAGGGGGTGGATAGGACATTATACTTCTGTAGATACAACAAAAAGAAATATTTAGGCATTCTTTTATTTAGAAGCTTTGAGCTGATAAATAAAAGAATGTTAGAGGGGAACTAAAAAATCTAAGCAAAGATATTACTTGTTGCAGTGTAGTTAGAGCCTACTTCACCAGCACTTAGAGCACGGTTATAGATTAGGACTTGGCCAAGTTCACCATTTACATAAGCAAAAGAATCGCCACCCATAATGTAGGCTGCATTACTATCATAATTAGAAGAATTAGAACTTGGAGCAACATTAGAACTGAAATTGGAACCATTGATATAAGTCATGAGAGTTAAAGAAGAATAATCCCAAGTAATGGTAACATTATACCATTCACTAGTATTCAAATTTAAGTTAGAACTAGAAAGTATACTAGCACCAGTAAACACAGCACCAATCAAATTACTACCCATATGATAGCCAATTTTTCCAGTATTATTTGGCCCCATACCATTAACGCCAAGGAATGGTGCAAAACTATTGCTTCCTGGATAGGAAGTAACTTTCATCCACAGAGAGTAGGTCCAAGTATTGCCTATATTAGGATTACTAAAAGACCACCGAGTAGAGCCATTAAGAACTATACCATTGCTAGAACCATTCAGGGAGGCAGAACCAGCAGCTACAGAGGCATCATAAGTAGCACCAGTAGTGGCTAAATTGCTCCAGGCCCCAGATCCAGAATAGCTAGTAGCATCAAAATGAATAAAAAGTCCATTAGAGTCAATGGAAGGGGATGGAGAAGAAAAGGTTAACAGCTGGTATAAATCGGAGGAGTCAGGAGACCAATCACAGCTATTAACCGCACGAACGATGTATTTATAGGGTATAGTAGGATCAGGTATATAGACTAAATTACTAGTATCATATCCATTAGCATATTCTCTCAGAGTAGAAGTAGGTAAATTACTGAGGATATTAGATTGGGGATCAATAGGATAGACCCAGATGGCATTATAGGTCAAAGCAGAGCCACCAATATATCCAGGAGGGGTCCATTGAATTATAGCGGCATTGCTAGAAACAACCGTGTGAGATACGCTTGTAGGAGAGGCAGGAGGAGCACCAGTCTCTAAAGGATAATAAGCAGCAGGCACAGAAGTGTATCCATCAGTATTAGTAGCTACAATCTCAAAATTATATTGAACTCCATCGGTTAGACCGGTTACAGTAATATTCTGTTCGGGGTAGGGAACAGAGCCAGTGTAAGAGATAGAGGAGCAAGTAACAGTATAACTACTGATGGGGGAACTTCCAGTATCAACAGGGTGTCTCCAATAGAGTCTTGTTAGGGTCGGACGAACAAAAGGGGTGTCCTCTAATATGAGAGGGGGCAATGGGGCAGACATATCTA